CTTGTTTCATTCTATCTAAGGTAGCTTGTAAAGCTAATAACTTAGGAGTTTGTTTATCTTTTCTCTCTTGTGCCGCAATTTTGCTTAAATCAGTTAAAGGTTGTTGTGAAGCTTTACCTACTGCTCCCGCTAAATCTCCACCTGGTTGACCCATTAAACTAGTTCCAAATTTAGCTAAAGCTAAATATCTATCTCTTACTGCTGAGTCTTCATCTGGTTTTAATTGATCTTGAATGACAGGAAGATACTCACCAAAAATTCTTTCAAATTCACTTTTTGTTGTTTCTGTAGGTTCAGCTAAAGGAGGGGGCGGTGTTTCTTCGCTTGGCTTTTTTCCAAAAACACTTTCTTCAGAAGAAATAATACCGTCTTTTATTAATTTTTTTTCTTTTTCTTTTTCTTTTTTAGTTAATTCACCAATAAAAGCTTTTTTACCTTCTTCAGATTGTATTGTGTCAAAATCAGTTTGAGCTCTTTCAGTAAATGTTCCTGGTCCTTCTTCATCTAAACCCATTACCCCTAATCCTGATTCTGCTGATTCAACTAATTTTTTGTATTCTTCTTCAATTTGTAATGGTGTTAGAAAAGGTTTTTTATTTGCTATGTCTTGTTTTAATCTATTTTCTTTTTGTAGTTGTTCAAATGATTTTACTTTACCTAAAGCTTGATAACCCACTCTAGGTGTAAGTCCTGCATCAGGTCTTGGAACAATACCAGACATAATACCACCCATACCGCCACCCATGTATTGTGGTCTAACAGCAGTAACGCCTTGATTACTTGGCATACCACCTCTTCTGAACATTGGTCTTTTTAAAATTCTAGCCATTATCCAATTCCCACTGCTTTACCAAATTCTTTAAATGGATTATTACCTGTTAAGCCACCATAGATACCAGCAAGTCCTGTACCTACACCTAGAGCAGTTTGTAATGCACTAGCATTAGGTGTTGATGTAGTTTGTGTTTGTCCTGGGTATCCTGAAATTAATTGTGTAACGCCAGAACCATATGTACCTAATCTTTGGTAAGGTTCGTAAGCTGCAGTTTGATTAGCTTGTCGTTGTGCATCTAACACAGCTTGTGATTGAGCTTGTTGAATGCCACCAAGACTACCTAAACCTTGAATTTGTTGTTGTGCTAAATTTTGTACTCCACCACCAAGTGTTGCTTGTTGATTAGATACTGCTTGTTGATTAGCAAAGTCTTGTTGTCTAGCTTGTTGTGCTTGTTGAAAACCTTGTTGTAAGAAGTTAGCTTGTATAGCCGCTCGATTCCTGTCGCTTCCTAAAGCGTATTCAGATTGTAGTACACCTTCTCTACCACCACCAAATGCACCAGGTATACCTAATGCTTGAGCTGATTGAGATGCTTTTTGAGCTTGAGCTTGTCTGTCAAATTCTGTAAGTGCCGTGTCGATAACATCTGATTGGTAAGGCGACATGTAAGAAGCAATTGAACCTGTTCCTGTACCTGCACCTGTTCCTGTTAATCCTGTAGCAGCATCTGCTGCTGTTGCCGCTTTAGTTAAGAAAGGTTGGTAAGCACCTAAACCTTTTGTTGCATCTGTTGCTTGTTGGTAAGCTTGTGTTTGTAATGCATCTTGTGCTGCAACTTGCGGTGCAAATTGACTTGTATCAATAGGTAGTTGCGTTAAAGCAGCTAACTGTTTTCCATAGTCTTGACCTAGATCTTCTATGTATTGTGCGGGTAAAATTCGTTGTGTTGTTTCAGCCATTATGCCATTTTTCCTTCTAGTTGTTTCATTTGATCATACATTCTTTGTGCTCCTTTTTCAATGCTCCCGTTGCCTGCTCCTCGAACAGCGTCAGCAGTCATTACAAATTCATTCTTAGATAACATTGCTGGAACGTCATCTGCTTTTTCTTTTATACCAACAGGTACAAAGCCACCTTTAGCTCTATAGTCTAATTCTGTAATACCACCAGCGTTTTGTCTAGGTTCACCCATAGGCATATTCATCATACCACCCATAGCTTTTTCCATTTTTGGACTACCATCCATATTAGTTTTACCATCGTTAGAAAATCTATTAGGCATTAATAAATTTAATACTTCTTCTTCATCTATACCCATTTCAATTAATCTATTAATCATTTCCATTTTATCATCTGCTCTTTTATCTATTGCTTCTGTATCTAACAATTTCATAAAAGCTCTTTCTTTATTAGATTCATTTTTAATGCTACCAGCTTCAGGAGATGGAGTGCCATCTTCTAGTTTAATTCTTCCACCTTCTGCTCTACCTAACATTTTTTTTTGAAGGTTATTAAATATACCTTCTTGAATATCTATTGGAACAAAATCAACACCATTAATGCTCATATATTTGTCTATAGCAGTATCAAAAGCATCATTTAGTGCACTTCTTCTTTTATTCATTCCACCTGATCTTAAACCAACTCTGCCGCCTGTTGCATAGCCACCTAAACCAGCTATCTCATCTGAAACACTCTCTGGAGTAATCTTATCTAAAGATTCTTGAATTTCCGCTATGTAAGCGTCATTTGTTCCTCTCCCTTGATCTAATGCTTTAATTAACTGGGATTCTGTAATTTTATCTTCTAAAGAATCTCCACTTGATTTAAATCTATCAAATTTACCATAAAATTTATTAAGAAGATTATTTATAATTGCTTTTGCTTTTTTAATTTCTTGCTCAGTCAATCTTCCTTTTGGATTTGATTGTCTTGCTAATCTAAATGCTATTTGATCTAATTTATTTTGTTCTGTTATACCACCTTCTTGATAACCTATTCTACCACCTTCAGCTTGTCTAATACGACTTCTTTCTGGAAACATACTATATCCTTTAGAAAATAAATCTGATTCACTAAACTCGCCTGATTTGTATTTTTCCATATCTGCTCTAATCATATCTAGTCCAGCGCCTTTACCTCTGTAAACATCTTGTTCTAATTGTTTTGCTTCTTCGGGTGCTATACCTTTTGATGTGAAGTATCCAAGTAATCCACCAGCTCCTACTAGTTTAGCAATATTTGATTTAGATGCACCTAATATATTTGAAAGAATACCTGTTGATTGACTCATTCCTAGATCTTGCGCTGCTCTTAAAGAACCTGGCAGAGCTCCAGATTTAGCAAACATTCCACCTATCCCAGGTAAATTACCCATACCAAAACCACTCATACCCGCTCTTTGTAATCCAAATAAATTACCACCACCTCCATAATATAATCCTGCTCCTAATATTGCAGCTTTACCTATTGGACTTTTAACTACATCTGAAACTACGTCTTTAGCTTTGCCGAAAGCTTTTCTTACGAAACTACCTAGTCCGTATTTCTGTCTTCCTACAACATTCATGATGCCACCTTGGCTACGTAATTGTCTTCTAATTTGAGATCTTGTTATCATATAATATATTAATTAAATTTTTAAGGCAGGAATTTCACCTGAGTTTACCAATGTACTAGTTTTCTCCTAGTAAATCAAGACTATGTTACAGTATCTCTAGGTTTAATTTGTAGAGCAGAAAGCACCACGTGTAGTCTATTTGCGGTTGCTGCTGTAACTTTTAATACTTCGCTTTCCTCTAACACTAAAGGGCCTGTTAATAGTTCTGTTGTTGCGTTTGCTGATATAGTCTTAGTCTTAAATAAGCTAAATACAGCATCACTTGTGTCAGTAATAGTGACCGTTATTGTGTCAGCATTACCTGAATCTTCAGACACTAATATAGACTTAATTACACCCGTTGTAGCAGATGGAACTGTATACAATGTTGTAGCATTTGTTGTAGTTAAATCTACCTTTTTATTTAAAAAAGAATTTGCCATTATGCTAAAAAAAAGTTAAATGCTTCAACTTCATCTTTTACATCTTGTTGAAACGTTGTGTTAAGTTTTTGTACCACACTATCAACATCTCTAACAAATGATTGTTGTACTTGTTGATCATATTCTCTATTGGGTTGTGTTAAGGATTGTACAATTCTAGCCATTATCTTCTTCCATCGGGTTGATAGTCTATTCTAAATGTGCCTAGTTTCCAAAATTGACTTGTACTTGTATTAGCTATCTTTAAAGATATAGACCTTGCTCTGGCACGTGTATCAATTTTCTGTGTACCACTTGTAATTGTAAAGGGTCCTAAAGTAGAACTAGCTTGTGTATCATTTGGAAAGTCTCTTAAATTTAAAGTTACTACAGCATCTCCTGTTTGAGATAAAAAGTCTGGTACCACTCTTCTTATTTTCATCATAAACTCACCATCACCATTTAAACCTTGTTGACCTATATCAAAGTCTCCTGATTCAATACTAGCTGCAATAGCTGTTGTCTGACCTTCTTTAACTTGATTTAATCCTGTCTCATGTTCAAAGTATGTAGATGTACCATCTGTGTTACCATAAACATAATTGGTATCTGTCGTAGCCGTTTCACCGTCATCATCATATTCTGTTGCATGAGGTTTGCCAAATACAGCAGAGTCTTGCCAAGCTGTTCTAGCTAATGTTCCTGTAGTCCATACAGGTCTTTGTGGTGTTGAGTCTAAATAATTATAAGTTACAACTCTATTGACTGTTCCTGATCCTGAGTTAGGATAGAACCACATCACTTCACCAAACAAATTATTTAATCCTGCATTGATGTGTTGTTTTGGAGTTGTGTTAATATCGTCATAAACATGATCTTCAACCAAACATCGTAATGATTCTAGTTTACCTGTGTATCTAAAGAAACCATTTTCTGACATCCAGTAAGCTGTACCATCAACCTCTACTGCTGCGTTCTGTCCAATCAATCCACAGTTTGTACCTACTTGTTGAAATGAGAATGTAAATGGTGGACCAACAAATCTCATTACAAATAAAGCTGTATCAGTCCAAATGTAAATTGAGTCTCGACCTCTTATAGATCCAACAATCTTTGATCCATCTGCAAGTCTCTGTGTACCTGCTGTGTTTGTTGCTGTTGGTGTATAAGTATTAATATCTTCTTGAGAAGAAAATCTTATAAACATAGGGTCTTGTGTTGATTTAGTTCCAATCGTTGTTTCTGTACCAAAAAATATTAAGTGTCGATCTGGTGTAGATACTAAACTAAATGCAGAAGCTGTTGGTGCACCTGAAATAATAGTTGCTCTTGTAATGTTAGCTGATGTAGGATTAGAATCCCATTCAAAACTTTCACCACCATTAATAGTTGCAACAAGTTTATTACCAAAATTATCTAGTGACCATAATCCTGGTGCTGTTACAACATCTCCTGATGCTGCAGCATTCCATGCAAAGAAATTAGATGCATCAGTTACAGTTGCTCCTGATGAGTGAACAGCTGCTGTAGTTCCTGAGGCTCCTCTTGTTAATCCTGATAATGTACCACCACTGTTTCCAGTGTAAGTAATAAGTTCACTGTCAACTAATACAGTTCCTGTTGATGGAAAAGAAGTTGAGCTTGCCATAGTTAAACTTGTAACTGAGGCGTTAATACCTGATGATAATGTTGAAGTAAATTCTCCAGTTTTAAAACCACTCCAAGGTCCTAATCCCCAACCTGTTGATGCAACCTCTGCTGCTGGACCTACTGAAAAATAGTGTTTAACTCTAATACCACCTGAAGTAGTTGCACCACTACCTGATTCGTTTGATCCAACATCAATAGTTATTGTTGTATCTGTTGGCACTGTGGTTACCATAAATTTGTTATTGTCAAAATTATCAGAGTTAAAATTAGAGTTTGTAATAGCTGTAAAATTATCTAACTGAATAATATCAAACTTATTTATATTATGTGCTGATGCAAAAGTTATTGTTACAACTGCAGATCCATTAGTTGTAGAGAAAGCACTTGTTAATGTTGTTGTAGATTTAAGCGGGTGTATGTCATAAAAGATACCACCTGAATAAGCGTATAAAATTCTGTTTGTTCCAAGTACAGCATACTTGATACCTGATGTATTGATAAAATGATGAATAGCTGTATTACGACCTGTAATATCAACTGAGCCTAATTG